CTGTTGTCACTCGCTGAAATGACTTAGCCACGATTAGACCCTCGCGCTTGCCTTCGTTAAAGCCTTTAGCCCATCCAACTAAATACCACAAAGCATTAGCTAATAGAAGAAAGATGATCATTGGCATCTCGAAACTCATTGTATTTCCTATCTGTGCCAATGCCCTTGATTGGCTACAGACTTAGTGTGACAGAAGTGTCAGACGAATCAAGCACATTCCGATAACGAAACGATAACGATTATCGAGGTCTCCCGTATGACTTTCCAGCCACAATAAATGTGCCGTCTTTCTCAATGTTAATAAGATCAACCTGCACCTTGGTTTTGTTGACATAGATAATAGCGAAAGCCTGTTGCCAGTTAGCAACACCTTTCGTGTAAGCAGCTTGCTTAAAGTCCATAAGATTGCCAACCTCGACACCATGCAGAACGCGCCCTATGCGGCCTCCAGAGGCCTCTGAGAAGGCCGAACGCCCTGCTCTGTGCGTATGACCTGAGATAACATTCTTTCCATGCCTACGGGCTGCTTCAAGGGCTGATAAGCCCCCCTGTGGCTTGATGGGTGTGTGGTCTCCATGTACTGCAATCCAGTTAGGTGCAATCGGCATAGGGTTTTTATGGAACGTAATACCAAGCTCATCGAACTTCATAAACTTCTCAAAGCGTAACTCTGGCAATGCTCCAAACGCTGGCACTTTAGCCATGATGATGTTATACAGGCGGTCTGTGTGATTGCTACGGATGCAGTCTGTAACGCCTAAGTCCCAGAGAAGCTGCACAGCCTCGTTGCGGTCATCATCTAGGGTCTGGGCATAACTGCCCATGCGCCCTTCTTCCCACTTGCTAATCTGTGGTAAGTCGATCTCATCGCCAATGGTGACTACTTGATCTGGCTTAAATTTAGAGATAAAGCTTGCAAGGTTACGGGTTGCAACCCTGTCATGGTAAGGGACTTGTAAGTCCGAGACTACGACTATTCGCTTAATCGTCATCCTCATCTTCGTAATCGCCAAAGTGTTCAGGGTCGACTGGCTCTGGCAAAATCCAACGAGGATAGGCCATAGGCTCGACAATGATTGCTAAGGCTAAATCGACATCAAACCCTGCTTTGCGTAAAGCTCTGTACATTTCTTGCAAGCCAATAGCCCAGACATCTAACTGGTTATAAGTGTCTAGGTCTATGACCTTTTTTCTTGCCATGAGAAAATTATCGCTCTAGAAGGATGTTATAGATCTCATCGACACGCGCATGGAGTCGCTTAATCTCTGTCAGTAAATGAGTAATAACAAAGCCTGACAAGCCACCTAGCGTCACTAGCGTAGCGATGTAGAGCTGAAAGAAATCTGTCTGTGTCATTTTTTAGGGCTCGCGTATCCGAATACCCCTGATAGCACAGCCCACAGGATTGCGCGGTAATCTGCCTCGAAGTTGGATGATGCCCAAGCCGCTAGGAATGCTCCAGCTGCTAGATATACAGGATGCTTGATCTTCATTATTCTCCACCTAACATAGATACTTGAAAAAAAGCACCGTCATTGTCAGCCGTTTTCTTAAACGAGACATGCATGTGCTTAGTGTGTTTGTTAGCCCCTGTGTACTTGCGCCATTTCCAGTTAAGGATGCTGGAGCAAATTCGTCCATCGAAAATGATGTAACTAATACGCTTGTCCGCTTTTGACTTTGATAAGGCACGAAGCTGATCTGCAAGATCGCCCATGATGTCGGGCTTGCTACCTTTGAACAGGTCACGATCGACATCAATGGCACGAACCCAGCCTTGCTCATCTGGATTATGATCAGACTTGCGAGCAGCGTGTCTGGTATCACCAATCCAGCCATCCGATAGCCGGTCACGATCTGGGAATGAGTCATCGATCTGCTCTCTCAGTTGGATTGCAGCTTTAGAAAGTTTTACTTTCATTTTTAATTTGATTAATCCTCAACTGTGATTATTTGAACATTTTCAGGATTGTATTTCATAACATCCCTAGCAATAATCCAATCCATGTATTCAGCTTCGGTCATGCCCTCGACCTCAGGCAACGTCTTAGCAACATCGGATTGAGCAGCTGGGACACAGGTAGCAGTTTGTCCAATAAACTCACCTTGAGTTTGTGTGTATGTAATTATTTTTCTCATTATTGATCACCATATCCTGTTACAAAGTTTGCCGCTGAATCTGATAATGTGCCTTGAAGGTTACTTGTAATCATTCCAAAATCTCCAGCATTGTATGTTGGAACCATTGAACAGATCATAATTGTTGATGCCTGTGATGAACCACTCAACTTTTCAGATGAAGCAACGATGCAATAATTACCGCTAGAAAAATCTGTACCAATGTTAAGCGTGTAATAACCTGTGCCATTATCTGTAATTGATGTGAAATTGTAAGAGGCGTTAATAGCTGGAGTGCCTGTGCCGTTGAACTTAACCCAAAATTTTGCGGCACTTGGGTGATATTGTGCGTTTGCCGGAGTTGCCGAAACTGTATTACTTGAGGCTGCTTCCATTTCCGCTTGAGTTGCAGCTGATAAACCGCTGGACGATGCAGCCCATTTCAATCCAGTTGCAGTAGTTGAATCAGCCGTAAGGACTTGACCATCTGTGCCTACTGCCAAACGCGCTGGAGTGTCGGCAGCGGTTGCTGAAATAAGATCGCCTTTAGCATCAACGATCGCGTTTTGGATAGCATTTGAGTCATCTTGTGCAACCCATGTGAAGTCCATGTCTGTGTTAGTTGCCTTAGCGAGGACTTGACCAGTAGTGCCACCCTTGAGATCGACCAATGATGAGTCAATAGCATTGACCGCTGTGCGGATTGCTAATGCTCCATTTTTAACTAGATCTGTATTGTCTGGCTCTGGCCAGCTAAAATTCGGACTTGTTGCCATTTATGCTATTGCTCCTGTCGCGTTGTTCCAGTCAAGTGTAGCAGTTACACCCGTCCAGATGGTTGAAGATGGTATGACTGTCTCCCATTGTGTGGTAGATAGCGAAATTCTGTGGCTGTTACATAAAGCGTAATATCCACAAAAGTAGGGGTTGCTCTGAGAGCTATATTCTCTACAAAACCTTCAAAAGTACCGCCTAAAAGGTTAGAAGGTAAATTGTTAATAATGACAGGCTGACCAAAAAAGATGTTTATAAGGTTGTCTAAAACAGCAGAAGGCAGGTCTGGGTTATCTAGACGGAAAGTGATTGCCTCTAAAGAGCCTTTGGCCGTCTTCCGCAGATTAAGCTCTCTAGTGCCAATATCGGTTATGTCTACAAGGTTCTTTATGTTTGACTCAAATGAACGCTCATAAAGCCCATAAGTGCTTATAGAGGTCGGCTCTGATGTGCTGTAGGTCGAAGCGTATCCTGTGCCGTATTTATAGATCAGGCTGTTACGGATTCGGTTTGTTTGAGTTGTTGAGCGGATAGTGTTAGGACTTGCATAAGATCCATTGAGAGCCGTGTAGCCGTTAGCAGCTAGATAATTGCTGCGATGATCTGCATCATCATAGGAAACCAAGCCATTCTTTTCTTCATGCATTTGACCAAGCGCGCTGTTAGCAATCTGATCTGTCAGGGTGTTTGACTTAGCTGTAGCCGATGCAGCTAGGTTAATCATGGTGTAAAACCCTGAGTCAATGTTTCCAATGTAAGACTCAGCATCTTCCCATGTAGTAGTTGCTGGATAAGTAGCCCATGTCAAGGTCGGAGTCACTTCATCCCATGTTAGATTAAGGACTTGATTTACGATGGCTGCAATCTGTGCGCCATCTAATCCTTCTGCAAGGGCTGTGTTATAGATAGATTTTGTGAGCTTGGCTAGGTAGCCTACACCTAAGATTCTGCCATAAGTAATAAAGTTTGTTTCCTCTGGACTGCGTACTCCTACAGAAAAGTCCGAAACCTCACCACCATACATAGTGACATAAGTCCCAGAACTATCTTTAAGCTCTAAAGTAATTTTGTCTGTAACATCGATGGTGAATGGCGATCCATCTGTGTTAATAATGTCTACTTGGCAGTAACCTGCTGTGCATTGCTTATCAATGTCTAAGCGACCAGCCGAGAAAGATACAGCCGTGACAGTCGTATAGACATCATCGCCTACAGTTACACGCCATTCGGGTAGCCAAGTCATTACTCGAACCCTAGAACGTCCACAGTACCGCGGTTGCTGGCACCTCTAATAATCTCTACTACCTTTTCTGCCACGGCATTAGGATCAGTAAAAGGATCGCCTGTAACAGTTACTTCAATCTTAGTTGAGCCGCCTGTTGCTGTTGTTTGGGCGGCTGCGGCTTCTGCTGCTTTGAATGCTTCTAAAGTAGAAACATTGGCTGCCGCTGCTGTTGCTGCTTTAGCCGCTGCTTCTGCGGAAGCTCTAGCAAGAATTCCTGCGACTGTTTCGGCTGCTGTTTTGTTAGCAGCATCGATAGCATCTTGGGCTGCTTTTGCTGCCGCTGCTGTGCTTGCAGCAGTTTCTGCATTTAGTTTGCCCAAGGTAGTAGCGGCTTCTGCTTGTGCCGTTGCTATCGCATCAGCGGAAGCTTTACCACTTGCCGCGATAGCTGCTGCGCTGGCTGCTGCTGCTTCTGCTGCTGCCTTAGCGGCTGCCGTAGTTGTCGCTGTTAATGCAGCGTTAGCGGCTGCTGTCGCAGCTGCGGCATTGGCTGAGGCTGTGCTGTAAGAAGATGACCATTCTGTCAGGTTAGGGCGGATGACTGTGGTTGCCACAGAGTTAGCAAATGATGACCACTCTTTACCATTTGCCTGAATTTGTGTCTGGACAGCAAACATCGAAGCAGTTAAAGCATTGATTGATGCAGTAAGCGGATCAACCTTCCATTCACCGAATGGATCTTTCATTTCTAAATTCTTAATAGAAGTTAGGAGATCCGATAACTCTTTAGACTTTTCTTGAGCCGCAGTTAAAGCCTTTTGGTACTTTTCAATGTTAGTAAGATTTTCTTCCTCGATCGCCTTCATTAGCTTTAGGCGGATCGCATCTTCCTCTGAGATCTTACCCTTAAGTGCTGCTTCAATCTGGATCTTTTGTAGATCAAAGACTGCTCTAGCTTTAGCAAGTTTGAGTGCATCCTTCTGTGTTTTAAGAGTAGCCTTTTGTAAAGCAGCCAACTTAGCAGCTTGGGCCGCTGCTGCGCGCTCTGCTGCTTTTCTGGTAGCTAACTCTGCCTTTTGAGTATCCTGTGAAGATACTGACATTGAGATATTACCTAGACCCTGAAAAGCAGTAGGATCTTTAAAGAATAAATCAAAACTACCTAGAGTTTTGGTAATAGCAATAAACTTGGCGGCTTCAGCTGTAACATAGTTGAAAGCGCGAGCAATCTTATCTATTGCACTAATAATCGGATCAACTGTGCTTGATCCAGAAGCAGTCTTTAGGGCATCTACAAAACCCTGACCGATTGTTTCTTTGGCGTTGTTAACTGCAACTTGCAGCTTAGCCATTTCACCTGCATAAGTGCTTGCTGCGGTTGAAGCCTGACCAGCAAACAAAACAGCTAGTCTTTGTTGGATTTCCTCAAAGCTTGCACTTGTAAGTTCTGCCTTTGAAAGTCCTACGCCTAAGCGACCTAATGCCTGTGTCTGCCCAAGGTAAGCCTTCTGTAAACTTTGTGAAACCTGTGTGAGGCTCTTGCCTGTACCTGCTGAAATGTCAAGAGCAAGGTTAAGCAATTCCTGAGACTTACTAACTGATAATGTAGAACGAAGAAAGCGATCCATGGCAGGGCGGAGCTCGTCATCAAGCACACCTGTTTGTTTTTCTAGGCGCGAAATATATCCATTGACTGTCGCTGAGTTGCTGCCAAAAGCAAGACCAAGATTGTTAAGAGTTTGACCTAAAGCCTTGGCAGCTTTGTCATCTTCTGCGAAAGCCTTGACTGCTTGACCGATACCTCTAGCGCTAAAAGTTAAGGCAAGCGCTCCGCCTAAGCGCTTGACACCCTTAGTTAATTTGTCTGTCGAAGTTTCTGCTTCTTTAAACGCTTTCTTACCTGTGAACTCTGAGGCAATATCAATTTTAACTTGTGCCATGATTAGCCTCTCACAGTTGATCGTTTATTAAGCTTTGTTTTTGCATTTTCGATTGCTTTAAGAACAGCAAGCAAAGCCTTGCCGTTATCTTCTTCATAAGCGCGATACAAACCACGACCTTGACGATTACCAGTTCCCTTAATTTTTGATGGAAATTTGTTATCTAGGTTTTGCACAAACACGCTGTCAGGATTCTTTCTACCTGCAATTTCGTAAATTGCACCAGCTCGAGTCTTGTTAAATACTTGAGCCAGCGAACGAAAACCCCGAGAGTTCTTTTTAGACGGGCTAGTTTTAAAACCTATATTAGCCTTAACAATAGAAGGCACATACTTAGGAAAACTGGAAGTATTGAAAGCAGACGAAGCGGCTGTAATTTGCTTCCCTGTAATTCCCCAGTTTGACAAAATTTGATTGTCATTAGGCATGTATCCTCTAGCAACTTTAACTATTGGTTTCAATGCCTGAGACATTTCTTTAGTCAAACCTTTAGCAAGATCTGGAGTGAAGTTTCTTAGGGCTTTACGAAGTTCAACGGCGCCTTTTACTTCTGTGGGCATCTGCTGACTCCTTTGCTTCGTCTGTAAGACCTTGGAATAATGCATCTAGCATTACTCGATCTAGCTCTAATAATTGCTGTGGCGCGATCCCTAACCTAATGCTTAGCCTAGCAATTAGGTAGGTGAACGGAAGATCGCGCTTTAAGCTAAAGGGTCTGAATCCTCCACAGAAACACTTTTCAATGTTTCGATGAAGTCAATCCCGAAAGGCTTAACAGTTTCACCTGACCTGCGAGTAACTTCCCATGCTAACCAATAGACATCGCTTTGCTTTTCTTCATCGCGAAACGCCTTATGGAAGCCCTTTTTAGCGTACTGCTCGAATGAATACTCCACTGCTGGAGTAATCTCGCCTTCTAGTACGCTTCCATCTGTACGAACTATCTTTAGTCTTGCCATGGTTTGCCCCTTTGTTTAGTTGTTTAGAATGTGCCTGTTGTGGCTACTGCAACTGTTGAGTTAGCAGTAAATGTAATCGACTGTGTGCCAATATCGCCAACAGCACCATTGATGTCTGTTGTGTTATTAACTAGCAATGAAACTGTGTACAGAGGGTTAGTCGCTGAGACTGCAGTTCCCTTTGTCTGTAGGAATACACATGTGACTGTTGTTCCCCACGCAGCTTGTAGTGTTGCCAATACATTTGTCGCTGCTGTGTCATTTAAGAAGTCGATAGTTACAGTTGATGCTTCCAAGCCCTTAACGAACTTGTGTGCTGTGTCGCCCATCGCTGTGACTTCTAGCTCATCAAATACGCGGTTGATTGTTACTGCTGTTACATGGTCTGAAAGATCGACTGAGTTAATCTTCACACCTACATTGTTATTTAGAAA